ATAACCCGCCATAATACCTTGCGCTATTTTCTCTATTTTTTCTAGTTCGCTCATGTTATTATTATTACTTGGTTATTAATTTTATTACTTGTGAGATCACCCATATAAAACCTGGTGTCCATATTGACAAGAATACTATTGCCGATGCTATTTTTAGTGCATTTGCTAGTTTTTCTTGTGCTGGTGATATTACATCATACTTGTTTTTTGTTTTGCTTTTCATAGTATTTATTTACTTTGGTTAATAATTCTAAACTACTTTCTCCTGTTATTAGGTTAGTTGTTATACTATTAATTCTATATGTATAGTTATTTAACGAAATTTTGTCATTCAATTTTAAATTATATATAACTTTTAATGGTAAATGAGCATTAACTTTAGTTATTCTTCGTTTATTATTAAATACATCTTGGATATATGTCTTGTAGTAGTTTTCAAATAATGTTCCTGTAAAAGTAACTCCATCTGTATACTCATTTACTTCTAATTGAAAATTAATATTCTCTGTGCTTGTTCCTGAAGCTAAAGCCCTACTATTTGAGGGTATTATATAAGTTGATTCAGATGTGTGTGAAGATGTCGTATTTAAAAATGATATTGCTGTACCTGATGTTTGTTTAATAGCATAAAAAATAATAGGCAATCCATAATAAGAATCTTTGCTATCATCAACAGACCAACCCCATTGAACCGTAGTCGAAGCACCTCCAGTTCCATTGTATAAACGTTGATATTGTAAATGCTCAAAAGGAATTCCAACTTTATAGCTTGCCTGTGGTGCATCATATTTAGCATTGTCTAAACTATAGCTTAAAGTTCCCCATCCTGTATTTTCTAATTGCTCAAATTGTTTAGATAAAAAAGTGCCTAGCCCTTTATAAGCAAACTCTATCTCTTTAAAAGGTAATGCAATATCAACTGTGCTTTTGTCTATATTAACATATTCATTAATATCCCATACCACACTTGAAGCTGCATAGTAGCTATCTAATGTTCTTACGACTATCGTTCCTGTTTCATCTACATAAGCAGTTAAATTAAACATCTTAAAAATAGCCGATAAGAAGTCTATTATTTTCATCTTTGGAATTTGCTCAGTTATAACAAACTCAAAATCTGTGCTTGTTGAAAATGTACTTGTAGATACCCAAACATCAGTCCATCCTCCAATAACTTCCCCTCCCAAAGCACCTGCAATTTCCCATTCTATATTAGAGCTGTTAAAAGTAACTCCTGCCTCTGATGCAATAGAAACTGTATAACTGCCTGCAGTCATTGTAAAATTAGATTCTGTTATTAATTGAGCTCCTGTTACATTTAAACTCTGATAATATAAACTACCATTTCTAAAAACTCTTATATTATAAACTGCTGAAGTTGTGGGAGTTAATGATAATGTAAAACTTAAAATACTTGCAGGATATGTAACTAAAGAACTCGGAACAACTATTGCTCCGTTGCTATGTGAGGTTTCTGGGCTTGGTGTTCCTGAAGCATTAAAATAAGGCACTTGCTTATATACCAAAGTAACCTGTTGAGCAGGTTCAACATCTCCCTTTTTTCTATGTAACCACATATAAAGATTGTAGAATGATAAGTTGCTTGTGTCATTAAAAAAGTCATCTGAAAATGTTATGTCATATTTATCCTCAATAGCTTCTATTATTTCATATAATCTAAGTGCAAATTTTAATTCAGACCATAGCACCCCCTGATATACACCTGAACTATAATATAAATTCCCATCTGTACCTGTTAATCCACTATTATAATATAGCTGTGTCGTGTGTGTTATTAAGGGTGTTATAAGAGCATCTACTGAACCAATTAAATGAGACCTTATGTTAGTTGCTGTATAATCTAAGTTCGCTGAATTTAAACTATCTAAAGCACTTAACTCATCATCCTCTAATACATCTTTGAGGTTTACTGTTTCCCCAAAGAATGTAATTCTATAAGCATAAGCTTTATTCTTTTTTAATTCAACTCCCTCCAATCTTATAAATCCCTTTTTAAATGGTATAAAATTAAGCTGAATTTCAGCACTTACTTTATTCCTTGCATCAAACGCATTAACAGCAATATCAAAATTATAATAGTGCTTAAATAAAATATTATTTGTTTTTGAAGCAGGTACTGTAAATGACTGAGTAAACTCTGTGAATATTTTAGATATGTCTTTTACGTTTTGAATTGTTTGTGTCATTGACACACTCTCATCCTTGAATAAATCTATTCTTGTACCACTTAAAAATAATTGTAGTTTTTGCATTATCTAACATTGTTTATATAATCAAATGATTCTTCAAATTGTATTGTGTATTCTATAAGTCTGTCATTTAAAGAAGTTTTATGAACCATATTGCTTGTCTTAACAGTTACAGGGATTATCTCATCAGAACTAGGACTATTATAGTCAGGTCTAGTAAGCCATACTTGTTCTGACAATAGTAGTTCTTCAAACCACGCTGTCGTCCATTCAGGATAATAGCCAGAACTTAAAGATATTGTCTGCTTACCTTGTTTGTTAAATGTAGTAACAGGGTGGTCTATTATATTATATGTTATATTTGTTGCATCTTTAAAGTTCATTGTATTTCTTTGATATTTTTCACTTTTAGTGTTTAAAGTGTTTACCTCCTTTAAGAAAAACCACAAATCCTGTAAAGCACCGAACTTATTTATAAATGTTATTTTTCTACCACTTCCATATTTAGTACAATTAATTCTGTTGATTGTTATTGTAACACTATGGACTGTTAATGTAGTGTCTGAAGTTCCAAAGGATTGGTTAGTAATATTTCCACTCGATATGGTTTGAATAGTACCTGCTGTGCTTTCAGGAATAAAAACTTGATAAGTATTTCCTGCTGCTAAATATTCAGGAGTTAATAGCCAAGTGTCATCTGTAATTGTAGGATTAGCTCCATCAATATAAGTTCCATAACCATCTAGCCCTGTGTGGGTAACAGTATTTGTGTCTGCTCCTCCATACTGAACTATACTTCCAGTAGCATTAGCTCCATCATAAAAAGTTATAGCTCTTGATATTGCTATTTGATTTGTAGATGTAGGTTTTGTTGATGCCATTTTTGGTTCTAAATAATCTCTACACATTTCAGCTATTTCAAATACTGCTGAATCTCCTGCTGTACATTCCTTAATAATGGTATATCTTAAAGTCGATGCAAGAGTTAATTCTAATTTAACTGAAACTGCACCACTTGGTGTTTGTAAACTTTCATATCTAGGACTACGTAATACTATTATACTCATTTTTCTCCAAATATTAAATTGTTGTCTATGTCTAAAACAAAGGCATCTAAGAATTTGTCTGAAAATCTTTTTTGCCCTCTTTCAAAAGGTGTGCTAAAAAACATACTAGGTTTTAGTCCTCTATTATATATGTTACTAGCAATTACATACCCCATACTTTTATATCCTCCTTTAGCAAACTTGCCTGCATCTCTGAATCTTATCTTTTTAGCCTTTGCAAATTCTGCCATTTTTTGTGAAAACTTTTTAAATGTTCCTCTTTTACTTCCTGTTCCAAATCTATAAGGCGAATTAGCAGCTTGTTGTCCTGTTATTTTTGCATTAGGAGATATTCTGCTAGGATTTTTTCCTTTTACTCCTTTATCAACAAATAAGCCATAGTCCTCCATTAAAAATTCTATTAAAAAAGCATCTTTCTCTTGGTCAATATCAGCACTTAAGGACTTATAAAGGTGTCCATTATTTTTGCCAAGTCTTGCAAGTCTGCTCCTTGCTTGCTGAATTACATAATCAGAAAACCTTTCAAGCTCTTTCTCTAGTTCTTTAAATTTCATAGTTGCCAATTTAAACCTGCTTTTAAATACATTAAGTTCTTATCCCAAAATTTAGTATTTTCATATTCAGTAAATATGCCAAACTTCTTTGTGATGTTCCAACCAAACATAACTCCATAATTATAATCAATCCAATCGTTTTTGCCTAAGTAATCTTCATAACTAAAATTCTCATCTCCGTATATGTGTTTGTGAATAGGATAAACATTTCCCCAACTATGTAACCACCATTTATCATTGTTTCCATAATGGTAAAAGTCCAAACCTACAACTGCTGATAATGTTCCTAATATTCCTATTGCATCTAGCTCATTTTCATTATAGTCGTTTACTATGTCTTGATAATCATTTTTCCTAAAATCCAAATCAGTATCAGCAACTCGTTCCCCATCTTCATTTAGCCAATACCAATCATAGTCATCTCCCACTCCATCCATATTGTAATCAATACTATACCCAATGTCTTGGAATCCATACTCATAAGCTAAATGCCACCACTTAACAGAATCAGGTGCTAGATATTCTTCAATAGGCGAATAGCCATAGGGCTTGTGAGTTCTAACTACTGCTCCCATTGATACACTAAACTTTTTTCCTATTGGAACTCTACCTCTAATGTCTGCAGCTTTATAATCTAAATTGATTAATCCATTTTGTTGCATTTCTACTTTAATACTCCAATACTTCGCTAAATATCTAATAAAATATCTTTGGCTTGTAAACTCTCTTTCACTTTGTTTGCCTTTTGAATATTGAAATAAATACTCTAATCCTTTTATTGAACCAGAGTTAGATTGTAAAGAAGCATTTTGTTCTGAACCATCATAAAACTTTTTAGCTTTATTTTCATAGTCAAACCTTGCTATTCTCCTCCATCCAATACTCATCATATAATCATTTGTTTGAGGTGGTGTAATATCTTGCACCTCCCCTGCTTGTGTTACAAAATATTGTTGAGGTTGCCATAATGGACTTGATTCTGTATAAGAGGTATATAAGGTTGAATACTTTACTATGTCTTTAAAGAATTGTCCTTGTGCTATATTGCTTATTAGAAATAAGATAATAATAATACTTTTTTTCATTTTTCTTTTTTTTAAATGTTACCACCAAGAATGCATCCAGCGTCCACATTTTTGTAACCAATTCCATCCTTGTTCTATTTTTTTGCAAACGCAATTATCACAGTTGCATTTTTGTTTTTGTTTTTTCATAATTAAAATTTGTTCTTTAATAATTCATCTATATGCTTACTAATTTTCTTGTTACAATTTTCAGGGAGTTTTAAATCAATTCCACTTTCAATCCTAACAACTTCTTTACCATTATGATATAAAACTACAGTAGGGAGGTATTTTATTTTTTCTGTTTTAAATATTTCCCTGTTTTGTTCCATATAAAAAGAATGTATATTATAATTCTTAAATGGTTTTAAAGACATTTCTGCATCTTTAACAAAACTTGCTGAAAACTGAACTACACTAATATCATTCTTATAATCTTGAGCATAAGCTAAGTTTATATTCAGAACAACTATTAGTATAATTATGTTTCTCATTTTCTACTTAATTCATATAATCTCTGGTCTATTTTTTCAAGCTGTGCTTTTACTTCCTTTATATCATCTGCCATTATACCTTGTTTTTCTTCTAACCTCAAAACTGATTCTCTGACTAATAAATCTTTATATTCATATTCAATCGCAGTTACTTCAGGTTGTGGTTCTTCCATAGCTTTCTGTATTTGAGCCTGTAAAGTAAAATAGGTGGTGGCTAGAGATATTGTAAAAGCTACAATCATTCCTATTGTTTTTAAATCAAGTGTTAGTTTTGTGTTCTCGCTTACGTTCATTTTAGCATATAGTTATATCATTGTAAATTAGTATATCCATTGTAGCAGTCCATCCTGCCAATTCATTTTCAAATCTATCATAAAAAGGTTCTAAACTAGGGTCGCCATCTAGTTGGTACATATCTGTATGTAAATCTCCTCTATTTAAAAGCTGAATAAGTTTGTTTAAAACTGCTAGCTGTGTGTTTAGAATGTCCTGTACATTATCATTGCCTGTAAATATATCAACTGTTTGCTCTTTTGATTGATTTACAATATCCATAGCAAGTATGCTTATATTAAACCTCAACACCTGTTCTCCCACAACAACATTGTTTACAATAATATGCCCCATTGGAAAAATGTCTTGTTTGTTTAAATTAACCTGACTTAAATCTCCTGATGTTACTGTGTTAATATCTTGGTCTTTTAAAAGCTGTTCTTTTATTGTGTTTGTAATTTGATAAAACCCCCTTACTCCTTGATTGCTCATTTAAATTTACTTTTTATTTGTTTTTTTTCTATTTCAGTTTTATCTTTTTTAAATGCTAACATCATAAGACATTCGTGCAGCTTTAATTTTGTGATATATTCAAATTTTGTAATATCCCCTCCAGAGAGCCCATAAAGTGATTGATACCAACCCCATTTTGCTCCAAACTGAGATAATCTGTCAAGACCTGCTTCTGTCCTTTGTCCAAATAGTTCGTCATAGTTTTCGACAAGTCTATCCCTAAACTCAACAAAAAAAAAAGAGAACTAGTGACTGCACTCATTGGCATATCTAACAACCTGTCAGTTGTATTAACTTTGTATTCTTCTATTGAATATTTGTCCTGAAATGTAGCAGTTATTGGTCTGTATAAAACATTCATAGCTTTCTCAATACTATTCCAATCACTAATATAAGTGTCTAAGTCAATATATTCTCCTAAGCTTAATTCATCCAAACTAGGATGAAACCCATATTTTGTTTTGCCTAATTTAAACTTTCTTACTAATTTAGGCTTACTTTGAAACAACTTGTCAAGGATTGATATAACTTCTTGAGTATCATTATATCTCATTTTCATCACATCCTTTAAATCTACCTTGCAAAAGACTTCTATCATTTTTGCTTGTAAAAATCTTTCATCCTCATTATTTTCTTGAATCTTAAAGTAATGCTTATACTGTTTTAGTGTAATATCATCTAAGCTAGTTGGAATATTAATTTTTAACTTCATAATTATATAACGTTTTAAATTCTACATTTTATAATACAAAGTAACAGGAATTTTTTTAATAAAAAAAGGGGAGAAAACCCTAACTGTGAACCACTGTTATTGGATAATCCCCCCTATGCCTTTCGGCATCCAAACAAAACTAATTCCTGAAAACTACATTTTGCTTTGTTGTTTTAATTCTTGCAATTCTAATAATGCTCTATTTTTATCATCTCTATAATCTGAAATTGCTTCTTGATGTTTTTTTAAATCTCCCTGTATTCTATTGACATAAAAAGCAACATCTGTTAAAGCTTTACATAAATGCTGTAATTCTTTATTGTCTGGTTTTAATCTAATCCACTTTTGAACAAGACCTGTGCAAAGTTGCATATTGCCATAATATTCTAAGTCGTGTAGGTTTTGTATTTTATCCATCTACTTCTAAGTTTTAATTATAAAAGGTTTTATTCTTTCTTTTGCTTCTTTTTTTGTTAGTCCAAATTTTGTCATCATTAATTTAATCCAAAATTTAGGGTCTTGATTAATTTTTGCTTTCATTTTGTTTGGTTTTTTAGTTAATTCCCCTCCTTTGTAGTTCTTTGTCTACTCTTATAACAGTTTTGTATAGTCTTTCGTCTGTACAAACATTTTTTTGTATTAAATACTCTGCATATTCTTCTAAGTCTTTTGTTGACCAGTGTGTAAATAAATTTTTCATTTTGTTTGGTTTTTAATTATAATACAAATATACAAACAATTATTTAATAAACAAAATATTTAATAACTTTTTATGTTTGTTTTATTAGCTGACCGAGGTAGGACTCGAACCTACGACCTCTCTAACCTCAAAATTGGTATGTGCACTTACTCGCTTGAGTTAATTATTCTCATTGCTTGCCCTCTTGAGTTAAGCTAGAGTGAGCTACCTACTGCTCTACTCGGCATTTCCTTTATACTATTATAGAATCAAATACTAAATCAAAGTACATTGACTTTCTATCTTTAATAAATAATAACACATCTCCTAAAAGTTTTGACATTAATAGTTCAGATGCTATTTTATTATATGGTAAATCTTTACTCCAACCTTGTTCATTGACGTACATATAAGATTCATCTAATAAATTTACTCTTTGGATTAAACCCCCGACTGCTTTCTGATAGTCTGGTAAGTCTTTTGCTGCATAATCCATTAATACAGTTCCGTTTGTTTTAATTAA